TCTGGAACGAGCGCACCGGTAACGTGGTGGGCGGACACCAGCGGCTGAAGGTCCTAAAGGAGTTGGATTATAAAACCATCCATGTGTCCGTGGTGGATCTGCCCGATCATAAAGAAAAGGCCCTCAACATCGCCCTCAATAAAATCAGCGGTGAGTGGGACCCGGAGAAACTCTCCGACTTAATCCAGGAGCTGAAATTAGAGGATATCGACATTTCTACTTTGGGTTTCACCGACGAGGACCTGGCCGCAGTCATCGACCCTGACAGCGTACCATTGGAGGGCCTCACCGACCCCGATGACGTGCCGGAGCTGCCGGAGGACCCCATCACGAAACGCGGCGATGTATGGGAATTAGGACGCCATCGGCTAATATGTGGCGATTGTACCAGTCATCAGACCATCAAAAAGACCATGTTGGGGTCAAAAGCATGGTTGGGTGTGACCAGTCCGCCGTATGGAGTGAACAAGGAATATGAGGTGGGCGTATCGTTTCAGCAACATCTAAATTTATTGAGGGGTTTAGCCGACGCAGCTATTTTTTGCCTTGAGCCGGGCGGTTTTCTCTTTATTAATTTTGGTGACATTGCATCTCAAAAATTCACCAAGCATATTACTGGTTCAGACAGGCAATGTCTCTACCCGATCACAAACGACTATTGGCAAATCTTTCATGTTGAGCGGAAGTTTGACCTATACGCCCACCGAATTTGGTATAAACCATTCAACCGATTACAGAAGCCATTTTGGACCTACCACACCAGCATCCCACACCATCAAGAATGGGAACACTTGCAATTATGGAAATGCCCTGGCGGCCCCGACGACCTGCGATTCTTGGATGAACATGTCTCTGAAGACCCAGGGGGCGCGTGGCATCATTTGTGGACACTTCGGGCCCCTGGAGGAAATGGAGATACCTGCTTCCGTTGGGCGGTCAGTGCCCGCGCTGTATGGGACACGCGGAAAGAGGCCACTTTTGATAAGCCGTTGTCCCGGCACGTTGCCGCATTCCCTGTCTGTTTGCCCGAACGGGCTATCCTGGCTCATAGTGGCCGCGGTGCCCTGATCTGGGAGCCCTTTGCCGGGTCTGGGACGACAATTATCGCCTGTGAACGCTTGGGCCGAACATGCTATGCAGTGGAAAAGTCTCCCCACTACTGCGACATTATAGTCACGCGCTGGGAAGATTTCACCGGCGAAAAGGCGAAACCGGCATGACCCAGGACCGCATAACCCAGCTCCTCGAAACCGCCACCGACGCAGACAAGGTGGAGCTGAAAATTTTACACAACGCGAGCATTTCCTGCCTAAAGGCCTACAATGAAGAGCCCACGGCGGCAAAAAAGAAGGACCTCGATGCGGCCCGGGCCGGTCTCGACGACGCCATGGCCCGCATGTGGCCGGTGTACTTCCCGGATGAGGAGAGTTTTGACAATGCCAAGGAGGCCATAATATGGCTTAAGGGCCAGGGCTACAAGATCGCAAAATCCAAGTTTTATAAGGACCGGGGCAAAAAGGTCAAGGTCCAGGTGGACGGCAGCATATACAAGCGGGATCTGGTCCTGTACGCAAAGACCCTCAAATATCTCGGGGACCCGGCGGAGGGCATGACCCAGGCCCAGCTCAAAAAGACCAAACTGGAGACAAATAAGTTAGAGATACAAACAAAACGCGAGGAGCTCAAATACCAGCAAGAACTCGGCGAATTGATATCAAGAAGTGAATCCGACATGGGCAAAGCCGCCCTCATATCCATATTAGAGGCCAATTTCCGCAATATGTTCCTAACCAAGGCCGGCGACTGGATCGTAGCGGCCGGAGGCGACCCGGCCGAAACAGCGAGGCTCATAGATGTAATGGGCACGGATCTGGATGATCTGTTTAATGTTCTGGCCCGGCTGGATGAGTTTGTGGTTGAAACTTAAAACTGGAAACTTGAAATTATCAACCGTTTAGTATAAATTTTTGGGAGTTCTATGGTTATGTATCGTTATACAGCTTGAAAGGAGAAATATACTATGGATAAGATTTTTGTATGTTGGCAAGATTATGACGGCAATCATGTAGAACGTTTTGAAAATGTCAAGGATGCTGAAAAGTTTATTGCTCCTTTACTTGTAACTTTTCCTGATGGTTCTGAGTGGTGGACAGTTTTTAGAAGATATTGGGAAGGAGATGAGAAAAAAGGAGAATATATTTTAATACCGGACAATGGCTAACCCAGAACATGCAACCATGAAAAATAACCCCTCTGTGATCTCTGTGATCTCCGTGAGAGATCAGGCGCCTCCATGGTTTCCCGAGAATCCCGCCCCATTCAAATTCCGCGGGCGGTTCAGCGCGGCCGAGCGCAAGATCCTGCGCAAGCGCCGGCGCATCCGGGTCTCCAAATGGGCGCAGCGCCACCGGGTCATCACCATGGGCAAATACAAGGGATCCTGGCAGAACAAGGTCACGCCGTACCTTGCGGGCATCATGGACAGCATGGCCTTTCAATCCATCCGGACCGTGATCCTGTGCGCCGCGCCCCAGATAGGCAAGACCGAGGCGGTTAATAACTTCATAGGCTACTGCATAGACCGGGCGCCGGGGCCGGTTTTATACGTCTATCCGGACGCGCTCACGGCCAGGGAGAACTCCAAAGACCGGATCCTGCCCATGATCGAATCGTCGCCGCGATTAAAGAGCTATATGACCGGCTGGGAAGACGACAAGACATCTTTGCGCATAAAACTTGCCCACATGCCCATATACCTGGCCTGGGCCGGATCCGCGGCCCGCCTGGCAAATAAGCCCATCAGGTACGTCATATTCGACGAGACCGACAAATACCCGCCCGTGGCCAACAAACGCGAGGCCGACCCCATATCCCTGGGCGAGAAGCGGACCATAACATACAGGTACGACCATAAGATAATCAAGTTGAGCACGCCCACCACTGAATCCGGGCCGGTCTGGCAGGCATTGACCACCGAGGCCGAAGCGATTTTTGACTATCATGTGCCGTGCTGGGCATGCGGCGAGCTGCAGCCAATGGTATTCGAGCAGATCCAGTGGCCGAAAGAGGTTGACGAAAAGGGCGGGGAAAGCCATCCCGAGCCCGAGCGCATGCAGAAAGAGGCCCTGGCCCGGTATGTATGCGTCCATTGCCAGGCCGAATGGGCAGACCATGACCGTGACAGGGCCGTGTCAAAGGGCATATGGATCGGACGGAACAGCGGGACCCGGCTGGCCCGGTACCTGGAAACCGAGCGCCCGAGAAAGATCGGTTTTCATCTCCCGTCCTGGATATCGCCCTTCGTGTCCCTTTCCACCGTGGCCGCCGCCTTTATAAAGACCCTCACCGGAGGCCTGGCCAGGCTCAAAGATTTCCGGAACGCCCACCAGGCATGGCCCTGGAAGCAGATCACCATGTCCGCATCCGAATCAGGGATCCTGGCGGCCCGGTGCGATCTACCGCCGCAGAAAGTACCTGAAGAGGCCGTGGCCCTCACGGCCGGCATAGATGTGCAGCTCCGTGGTTTCTGGTTTGCGGTCCGGGCCTGGGCCCTGGATTATACCTCATGGCTCATCCATTACGGTTTCCTGCCCCTATGGGCCGACGTGGAGACCCTGCTTTTCGAGACCACCTACCCGAAAGAGGGGTCCGAGACCCGCCTCCGCATCTTCCGGGCCGCCATAGACACGGGCGGCGGCAAGACCGGGTCGGGAATATCCATGACCGAGGAAACATACTGGTGGCTCAGAAAAAACCAGCGCGGCCGGCGCTGCAGGGTATGGGGCACGAAAGGATCGAGCCGGGCGCTGGCCGGCAAACTGAACATAGGCAAGCCCCTGGAGCGCACACCCAGCGGAAAACCGCTCCCGGGCGGGATCCGCATAATATCCGTTGACACCATGCAGGTCAAAGACGCTTACCACTACCATCTTCAGAGGGCCGTCGATGACCTGGCCCAGGGCGCCTACCTTCACGCGGACACCGGAGTGGACTACGCAAACCACATCCTGGCGGAAGAGAAAGAGATCGACGACCGGGGAAATGAAAAATGGGTACAAAAGAGGGCCGACAACCATCTTTTTGACTGCGAATGCCTGGCCATGTTATGCGCTGACCCGGAATGGCCCGGCGGCGGCATACACCTGCTGTCGCAGGCAGACAGGCCCAGGCCGAAGAGGCGGGTGATCAGTAATGGGATTGAAAATTAAATATTGAATATTGAAAATTGATGCGTGAAACGTGCCTAACACCTAACGCCTTATGCCTTATACCTAACCCATGAACCAAAGCAAAAAACTCCTCACGTCTAAAGAAGAGATCAAGCAGTATATCGGCGGGGCCTCAAATCATCTGTTCAAGAAATATGTGGCCCAGGGCATGCCTGCGAGATACGAAGATAAACGATGGATCGCCCATGCGGACAATATCGATGAATTTTTCCGGCAATACACAAAGGTTTCCATGCGAAAAATGCTCTCAAAAATCCCGGAAGATCCGCCCTCAAAAAAAACGTCAAGTAAAATAACCCACCAATAACCCACCAATAACCCACCAATAAGGCGCCAATAACGAACAATCACCCTTTTTCCCAGAAAACCCGTGTTATACTCACGGCCATAAACCTCCTTTTCCTCCTCTCTATAAGGGCCGGCCCGGTGCGGCGGCCGCACCCGCCGCACCG